ATGATGTCAACATGAGAATTATTTCGGGACATGAACCGGAATTTTTCATGGAATTGGGCCCGTTGGGGCTTTCCATGCAAAAATATATTCAAAAGTTGCTTATGGGACCTGATTCTCACTTGTTCTACACGGGAGGTCACAAAGGCGAAGTGACTGGTGGTTTTGTAAGAATGCAAGAATTGGCTGGCATGTTTCCATTCGAGTGGGATCACAGCAAGTTTGACGGCTCCATCCAGGACGAAGGTTTGTCCGAATTATTCGCATTCTTGCGTGACCTTTGTGTCATGCTGATTGGCGTGGATGTTAGAGACGAAGAATTGGCTGCAACATACATCAATGAAATAAACTCTTGGTACGAGTGTCATATAGACACCATCACATATAGAGGAGGGTTTAATTCAGGGGTGTCCGTATCTCGACCTGGTTCAATGCGATCTGGCTTTTGGCTCACTAGTTTCGGAAACACCTTACTAAATTTGGCTTCAATGGTTTATTCCATCTCCTCCGTGAAAGGCTGGAGTGCTGAAGAGTTTAGTGAAGAGGTGAAATTAGGTGCTTTAGGTGATGATGGTATTGGATTCGTCAGGGAGGAATTCACTGACGAAGAATGTGCTCAGATTTCGATTAGACTTGGTAGTTTGGGGTTCAATGACAAAGGTACCTCAACTAAGATTGTTTGCATTGATGATTACGACCACCTGGGTTTTTGTTCTAGTATATTTTGGCGAGTAGGTGAAACTAGAATTTTGGGACCGGATCCTGCCAGATGGGTAGGAAAAGTGTTTCATGCAAAACGCAGTTGGAGTGATGACGACATGAAAGCAGTCATGCGTGGGATTGTTTCAGACAAGAATTACTGGTTTGTTCCTATTATTGGAGAGATATGTGCCTGGATGTTACAGGCGCTAAAGGACAACGATGTTATGATTGTCGAAAAACAATGGAAAGCCTATGGTTATTACCAGGAGGTTTCACGCACCCAAGAGACAATGGACCATTTTTGCAATC